GAGTTTGAGCAGCAATTATCCCAACGAAACGACTGCTTAAACTTCTATGAAGATCCCCGTAACATTTTTTGCAAATTTTTGGTGCGTTACAATAAATTGGGGTCCTGATCTTGATTACTTTACCAATTAAATCTTTATAATTTTTGTGGTCAATCATATAAAGATCATCATCTTCATAGAAGTTTAAGCAGTCGTTTCGTTGGGATAATTGCTGCTCAAACTCTAGGAGAAAGAGCTACACAGCTTGTCCTCAGAACTTTTCATACGTCAGGATCAGCAATAATTAAAGGCGAGAAGAAATCTGAAGACATGAGACAACAAGATATTATTGGCGATCTCTCTACAGTTTCTTCAATTCTTCACAAGTTCAAAGGAAAAACTGAATCCGAAATTGTTGATGAGTTATTTGATGTCTACGACAAAGATATACATCACGTACATTATGAATGTGTCGTAGCACAGCTAATGTGGTCTGGCTCAAGAAAATGGAGACTTCTACCAGATCGGGATAAACAGAAACCTGAATTCTATAGCGTTCAATCAGTACCAAACCAAGAAAGTTGGATACTCTCAATGGCATTTTCAAATCCGAAGAGAAGTATTCTTCAAGGAATTCTTTACGAAGGAAGATATTCCGGTGTGCTAGATAAAATCTTAAAGGGGGAAGTAATCACGTGAGAATAGTAAACCCTATTTATAAGATACAAAACGAAGAAAAGAATATTTTTACATTAAGAAAATACGACTACGAGAATATTCTTCCTGCCGTTGCAAAAATACTTGAACCTGTAGAGGAGCTGGGATTCTCAGTCAGTGAACTTGATCTACGAGACTCCCGGTTCCCTACGGGGGACCTTACAAGAACAATTCGACAGTCTCTTGTTATTCGATTAAAGAAAGGCCAATCAACAATTGACCTAAGTATGTTCATTCCAAAGTTGATTGATGGAAACTACGTCTTTATAAATGGTAGAAGAAAGATACCATTATTTCAGATGTTTGACGTACCAGTTATAACAAGAGGTAATTCAATTAAGCTCAGAACCAATGTTGCTACACTCATGGTGGCAATTGAAAAGGAACCACCACACGTAAAGGTGAGTTTCCTTGGAAGAAGAGTCCCGCTGTCACTATTGATGCTTGCATACTACGGCATGGATGAACTAGTCAACAGATTTAGTCTAAATAGTTTTGACTTGCAAAAACCAGAAACAATTCTAGAATTCTTAGCAAGCGATCTTAAACTATATCAGACTGAATCGCGTGGTTACACACAAGACGATTTTATTCTTGAACTAGGTAGAATGTATTCAAAGTATAACGCCCGATCAAAAGGTGAGGATGTTGTATATGCATTAGACCTAATTCCGCGTGTTGATGTAATCACGAGAAAGTTCTTAAAACACGATGTATTGCTTGATGAACTGATTGATGCACTTCAAATTGGTTATGTAGATGATACACTGTTAACAAATAAAAGAGTTCGATGTTTTGAATACATGGTATTAGCAAAGGTCTCAAAAAATGTATTCGATCTTTGTTTTTCTAATAGAACAACAAGACAACCGAAGTTTAACATAAACTCTTCTCAAGTAATAACAGAATCAAATGTATCAGACATTGTCCAATTTGATTTTTCAATTAATCCCATTGAGGAACTAACAAAACTGTCTCGTATAAGTCTTTTAGGTCCAGGAGGATTTAGAAGAGAAAATATTCCAAAGCATCTAAGAGATATTTGCCCAACTATGTTTGGAAGAGTTTGCCCTGTTGACACACCTGATCGAGATAATTGTGGTGTACTTCAAAATCTAATTCCAAACGTTCACCTAGATGAAAATATGAAATTCACAAGTAAGTTCTGTGAAGATCAACCAATATCTATTCCTGTGTCAATGGTTCCGTTCTGTGAACATGATGATCAAACAAGATTACAAATGTCTTCATCACAGATGAGACAAGCTATCATGCTTCAGAAATTTGATAAACCAATGATACAATCTGGTTGTGAAGGACTATACACAGATTATACCCAATTTGTAAAACGAGCTAAAAAGGACGGAGAAGTTATTCATATTGACGGCAAGTATATTATGGCTCAGTATACTGATGGTGAGATAGATATTTTTGATATCTCTTACCGTAAAGTTTATGTAGAGAACGTTGATTTCATGCAAGTCTATGTTGAAATGGGAGATAAATTTAGAGCGGGTGACATTCTAGCAGAAAGCAATTTCTGCAAGGACGGTTCGATCAATATTGGTAAGAACTTATTAACTGCTGTAATGTCTTACTATGGCGATAACTACGAGGATGCAATTGTAATATCAAATAGACTCGTAAAAGAAAGAACTCTGATGTCAGTTCATTTTAGAGATCTATCTTTTACAATCCCTCCTCATAAAGTCCTGATGTCATTGAATAAAGAAAAATATCAACCTCTTCCAAAAGTTCTTGAAGAGATAAAAAGAGGTAACCCATATGCTATTCTTAAGACTATAAATGCAGAAGATTATTATTCTGTATTTCAAGAGGAGAATGTTCTTAGAGCTAAAAGTAAATACATAATCTCTGAGGTGAACATATACCCAAACGAGTGGAACACGGAGCTTCCCGAATATAAAGATTGGGTTGAAGCAACAATAGAGAATCAAAAGGAAAAAGAACACTACCTCTGTAAAATAATAAAAAACAAACTTCCAACAAAAGAAGCAAAGCGATTTATTAAAGAAAATTCTTTAGATATATTTTCAAATGTTGGAAACTATAAAATAAAGAAAGAAAAAATCAATGGTATTCATGTTGAAATGTATGCCATTCATTTTCGACACGTTCAAGTCGGTGATAAATTAGCGAATCGTCATGGCAATAAAGGTGTTATTTCAAGAATTATACCTCACGAGAAAATGCCGTTAACGGAAGACGGAAGACACGTTGATATATGTATAAACCCTCTAGGTATAATTTCAAGAATGAACATCGGGCAATTGTATGAATTGCATCTCTCACTTTGTCTTGAGTACTTAAAGGCGTCTTTGATGGAAAAGCTTGTAACCAAAAAGCCCCAAAAAGAAATAAGAGATTACCTACTTGGTTTTATTAAGATCGTTGATCGGACAAAATCAGGATGGTATCATAAGCAATTCAAAGAGCAATTGCCAGATAAAATAGGTAAAGAATTTATAACTGAGCTAAATCTAATTCAACCACCGTTTGAATCAATTCATTTAGATGATTTAAAGAAAGCATTTGAATATGTAAGTGCTCCATATAAACAAAAGATCTACGATCCTGTTTCAAAGTGTCACCTTCTTAATCGCATTGCGGTTGGATATATATATTTCTTCAGAATGGTTCATATTGCAGAAGAAAAACTTGCGGCGAGAGGCATTGGAGCATATGCAAGAAGAACACTGCAACCGCTAGGTGGCAGGAGAAATAAAGGTGGCCAGAGATGTGGAGAAATGGAAACAGCTTCACTTATAGGCCATGATGCGCCTGCAAATCTGTTAGAGTTTCTCACAACAAAATCTGACTGTATTGATAAGAAGAATCAATTTATTCGTGATTTCATTAACCCCAAATTGTTAGATGAGATTAACGAACTTGACGGGACACCTGAATCAGTTAAGCTTCTAGATTCTTATCTTACAGTTCTGGGAGTAGACCACGGGAAGAAGCATGAGTAAAATTGTATTAGCTGCACTTAAGCCTATTGGTGTGGTGCTAGCAGAAAATCCAACTTTAAGACCAGTATCGTGTACTCCTGAAACGGTACTTGCTTATGAAAATGGGAATTATCATATCAATAGTACAATGTTAAAGAAATTCGGTGATGGAATAATCTATCAATTCAGATCAATAGATATGGGTGGGCGTTCATATACACATAGAATGGTAAACTGCCCCGATGATCAATATAGTTATCATGAATCATGGTTTATTAAATTCGACGAAGAGAGAAAAAATAAGAAAGTTAAGTTTGATCCGAAAGAATTGGTGTTATGAGTGGATATGATTACTATTCAACATCAACATCATCAAATTCATATTCTACAGCTCAATGGCAGATAGGTGGGATGACTATATATTATAAACCTACGATGTATTTTACAAAAACAGAATATAGTGAACCACAAGAAAAGATAGAGAAATTTGATCCGCAAGAGTTAGATATCAATTGGGAAATAAGGAGGGATCCTATATGACACCTCTTCCAGATGTTCAATGCACTGAACCAAAAATATTAAGACCAATCAATCAGGTTGGTGTTGAAAATGTCGAAGTACCTTTCAAACTTGAACTTAGAGCTGGAGGATTTATTGAACTAGTGGCAAAAGTTTCAATGAGGACAAGTCTTGATGAAGACCTGAAAGGTATTTCGATGTCTAGATTTCTGCGAACGTTAAAGAAATATTTACACAAACCTCTGAAAAGAGTTCTAATCAAAGAAATTCTTCGAGACTTTAAGAAAAAGGTTGGTGGAAATTCAAGTTTTATTAAATTCAATTTCAAACTACCGATAGAAAGAAAGTCTCCGATATCAGAATACACATTTCCTATTTATTACGATTGTAGATTTGAAGGACAGCTTATTGAGTCTGATGACTTTGTAGAAACTGGTGTCATTGCTTCAGTAGAAAAATTTAGATTCTTTCAGGGAATGAAAATACAATACGCATCTTATTGCCCATGCTCAGCAGAACTTTGCAATCACTTGGGTGAGAAGGGTACGTGCGGGTTTCCTCATAATCAGAGATCTTTCGCTGAAATCTTGATTGAGTCGTATGACGACGAACTTGCACTCATTGCTGGTTATGATGAGGTTCCTTATATATGGCTTGAAGATATTATTGAGGCCGTTGAAATGCAACTCAAAACTCTACCTTACCCAATAATTAAAAGAGTAGATGAACAAGAGATTGCAAGAATTGCAGCGGAAAATCCGATGTTTGTCGAAGATGCAATAAGATCAATCTCTGCTATACTTGACTCTTTTCCAATCAAAGACTGGATTGTAAAATGTGTTCATGAAGAATCAATTCATACTTCGGAAGCAATTGCAGTCAATTGGGCAGGTATACCAGGAGGCTTTGATGGCACCCGTTTTATCTGAGGAGAACAGCTATATGAAACAAAAATATACAATTGACTTGTCTCAAGAAGAAATTCGTTCCCTTGAAACATTATTCAAGACTTATCTAAAAGAGCGTGAATATGAAACATCAATATTTGGAAGATATGAAGATTTGAGATCGCTCAACTTCGCGAGTTTCATTCTGTTTCTTGAAATTTACATAGATAAAATAAAGAAAGCTTACGCAGACACTTGGGATACTGAAATGCCTTGGTGGATGACGAAATGTAAAGAAATGGAAGAATCTGGCGAGGCTCCGATTAAAGCTTACGAAGAATTAGTCAAATTATTTACATTAGCAGGAGCCGCCTTAGAGACTTACACTCAGCTAGATCCACGAATGTGGAGACGAAACGCAGAAGATGACATGAAGAAGTGGAAAAAAATTGAAAAGGAGTAATTTGTAATGAACGAAAACCTATCCGCAATGGTACAAGACGCACAACCGGAGGAAAACGAAGAGGACATCACAATACCCGAAGATGTTATTGAATCAGTAGATGATGAAACAGGAACACATGAAGCTATTGAAGAAACTCCAGCCGTTGCAAAAGTTGGTATTACATCACTGACTGACTGGTTTCGCAGAAACCATGAAAGATTTGATAATATCAATTACGTTCGTGTTTCTATTCGAGGAGTAGATCCAGATAAATACCTGATCGTAACTTCCCCAGAAGATGACGGATCAGTAGACGAGGAAGGTAACCCTCGCCGCAAACTCAAAGTATTTGAAAGTGCTGACTCTCATCCCGTTCTTGATCTACCGGGAAGCGCGATGGAAGCATTTAACAATGGAACCTTTATGGTTCTCTATCAGTACGCCGACACTGATATTGTATTCAAGTGTTATGGCATTCGTGCAGGACTTATTGTTGTAGCATGTCAGAATGTTGACGGAGCATTAATACCATATAATATACAGCGCGTAAAGAAAAGAGATACTGAAATTGAAATTCCAGTTTTTGATGGGTCAGACCCAAGAGTAAAATTAGCGCAAGACCTTGACAAAGAAGTATTACAATTACTTTATCGTCAGAGTTCGAAAGAAGTTGATAACTTCACCACAAATCAGGATGCTGTGAATTGGCTGGTTGGAAGACAAGCTGAAATGATTGACATCAATCATTTACTTCAAATTGATAATGTTCTTCTAAGTCTAATTCGATAGCACATGGAGGCGGGGGCCATTAAGTTGGCCCCCAAAAATAAATGAAAATAAACCCAGACATCAAACTTGTTTCACATGACATACAATCCTACGATATTCCATCATGTCACTACAACATATTAAAAGCACACGGTTTTGATCTTTCAGAAATTGATAAAGAAGATAAATTAAAGCGCAACATAACCATCGGTAAAATGATGAGGGCAAACCCAAGAATAACAAAACTTCTTCGAGAAACAACTAAGTCTTTAATTGACGAATTCATATTAAATAACAATATCCAAGATTCCGATATTGTTATAAGACAATATGATGGTCTTCTTCTTAAAAGGGCTGTGAAAAATATGGAAATCGGTAACATGAGGATTGAACATAGAAACAGTTTTGATGTCTTTATTTCATCTATCAAGAGAAATATGTACATTGCTTATGACTCTGTAAGAGGACAGACCAAAATAAAAGGTGTTTCTCATCGCTATGAGGCAATGGATGAAATGTACGAAAAAATTTGTAAAATTAACTTTGCAAAGAAAACTGCTATATTTCGTTCACTTCAAAGGTTATACGATTTTTTTATGACCACAGAAGATGCCGAGCTTTTTGCAATACCTTCAGATAATGATAGATTTTTATTTTATGTGGTTAAATATGGAGAGTTTGAAGTGACAAGACCCACCATTGGAATCATGGATACGAGTGATATAGATCGAAAGAGATATTTTGATTTTTATCTCAAACCTTTTACACAAAGCATTGTATTGGAGCACGTCAAATGAAAATAGATATACCAGTATCAGACAGAATTTCTGTTTTAAACATTGCCGCAGGTAAAATGAAGCCACTTGACATAGGCGAACATTGTTGTGTTATAAATATTGATCAACATTATTATCGAGGTTCAACATCAAATCCACAAGATGCAGAACATATGGTTGATGAATTCAAACACATGGTTGAACCAAAAACGCATTGGTATATCAATGAAGATGTATTTGATTTCATGCACAAAACGAGATGTAAGTTTGATCGTGTATGTATATATCGCTTTCTTGAACACGTTGCATTTGATCAAGTATTGTATTTTATTTACCTAGTTTCAACAGTTACAAAAGTGGGAGGACTCGTTGATATTATTGTTCCAGACTACCGTGTGTTAGCTGGAATGATAACACATGAAGATGTCTACAGTAAAGATTTTGATCGTCATAATATTTTACTTACAACTGAACTTCTCAATACACCTGGAGACCCACATGCATCTATCTGGACATCAGATAGACTTGTGTATTTCTGGCAGTATGAGAGACGATTTGATTTTGAACAAATTCAAGACAATTATCTTTTTGATAACCGCAACATTTACTTGCGTTTTATCGTGAGGAGAATATGATACTGTTCAAGAAGGTTAGTGGAGATGGTTATGGGGGAAACGGCCCAGATAACCCATCAAGCCGAGAGGTAGTGAAAGTTAAAAAAGATCTTGTACTATCCACGGACGCAAGAATGTTTCTAAGAGAGGCCGAACCTCATCTATATAATGCAGGGATAGATAAAAGAAGAGAGATGAATCTTGACGAAACAATCAAAACTTGTGCGCACCTTATTTCAACGAACTTTTATAAGAGAGAAGGATTTCTTACGAATGTTCTTGCACAAGAGCTTGAGAAAGTAATTCGAAAACGATTGGAGGAGGAAAGTGATAACATTCGGAAGTAGAGCAGAGGAAATGGGTCTTCAGGTTTTAGATGCAATCAATGGAATATATCGCTACGGTGACAAATTTGGATCTGTGATATATCGACAACTATTTACAGGTTCACATTATGTACAAGATGTTGAGACATTTGATGGTATAGATACATCACAAGTAGAAATACCATATCTCGCAGTGTTCACACGAGGACCAGAAGAAGAAGAGCACAAATATTGCGGGATTGTTTCACGAATATACCGCTTTATCGGTAATGAGATACTCAATAATATTGTACGCGAATCAGTTCGTAATACAGGTATGCCTGTTGTAGCGGAGAATACCTATCTATCAGATAAACGCACAATGATGAGAAACGAATTCATCATGAGCAACTCAGCGAGAACCAAAGTTGGCGACGTTCTACCTGTAGTTGTAATTAGAAACAGCTATGATGGAACGTGGGCGCAAGCCATGCAATTTGGTATTAACTTTCCACATTACGAACTTTCATTTGCTTTTCGTATGGGAGAGGTTCGCCAGATTCATGTGGCTGGAGCCACTACATCTATGTCATCTTTTATGGAAGGTTACTTTAACACTTTTGCTGACAACATCAGCAACGTTCTGAGAGATAGCTTTGAAAAGCAATTCACAGAAGAACAATTAATGTCACTACTTGATATAATTGAAGATACCGGAAAGAGAAAGCGTAGAGGAATATCGGAAATAATCCAAGAAGTCACACCAGAAGGCCAGGTTCTCCCATCAGCATGGCATGTATTCCTTGCAATTGTGCGCTACACAAGCACAGAACCAAACTTGAACACAAAAGCGATACTGGAAAATATCGCGGAGAGCGTCCTTGTGATTCCTACTCGTATGGCATCAGTTATGGAAAGAATGAGTCGAGGAATTCTTCCAGAAGGACAAGAAGATGCAGCATAGAAATAAAGGGTGTCATATTTTGGCACCCTTTATTTTTTTGCCAAGCGAGAACAAATTTATAGTAAAAGGAGATTATTGCGATGCCAGAAGAACAACAAGGATATAAGCAGTCAAGGACCTATGAGATTATTGTCAGAATCAAAGAGCTAGAATATACTGCGGATTTAATCTCTTTAAGAATCGTGGCGTCTCTGTCAACTGGTTATGATATCGTAACGTTGACATTTTCTGTTGATCCAGACGATATGATACTTGAGGACGTTTTTGGTGGAGAACCAATCAAACTTACTATAAATCAAATGGGAGATGATAACGTCCCACTCGACGGACTTGAATTTGAACTTATGGTTCTTGAATCTGATTTACCAATGTTTGAAAGAGTTGTTGATGACAATCAAGCTCAAAGAACTCGCGTATCAATACCATTTACGGCTGTTGATCGCAATGCTTACAAAACCGTTTCAAGTATTGTAAATGGTGTTTATCTTGGGCAGAATTTAAACTCAATTGTCAGCGACCTTTTGAGTCAAACCAACACAGGATTAAGATTGAGATTTGATTCAAACGGTAGAAACAATGAAGTGATCGACCAAGTGTGTATTCCCCCAACAACATTTTATAATATTATCAAAGAATATGACAAAACCGATCTATATCCATTTAACGGGTTCCTTGATAGAAGGTTCGGGCTTTTTAACGGTGTCCCTGCCGTCTATGTGCAAGGGCAATACGTATACATAAAAAATCTAAGCGCAAAATTAAAACAAAATCAAGCGTATACTGTTTATCAGTTGAACGCGGGAAGTAAAAATACAGATGATATTATTGAGCGAAGTACTGATGGAAAAACGTTTTACACGTATGATCAGATTAATACAAAATATGCAGGGAATGCAAAACTCGGAGCTTTGGGGTCCACTATCAATCACATTGATAAACCCTCAAAAACATTATTTACAACCGTTCGAAACGATTTAGAAACTATTGCTCAAAATAATTCTTTGACATTTCAAGGGGGAAAATTATTTAGAGATTCTGCAATTCAGAGAACACGTTATATATTTACTGATACAGGATTTGAAGAAAACCCGCAACTAAAATATCAATCCCACTACGGAAGAAGCATGGGTGATATCTCTAGTATAAACTTTAGAATGGAAAGGGCGTTGCCGCTTCTTAATCTGTTAAAAGTGGGCGAATGCGTCAAGTTTAAACCTGAGAATGTGGTCTATGCTGAATTTGGTGGGAAATATATTCTATATAGTACATCTCTTGAGTTTGCAAGACGTGGAGGTTGGTCTTCAGTTGCTACTGTTAATTTAGTCCGCACAAACAGGAAAATATGAGAACAAAATACAAAGGGAGTCTATTATGGTTGCTTTTCGATTAGATGAAGTTGAATTACAAGCTAATAAATATATTACGGAATATTTAAGATGCAAAAGCGACTTTGAGCATTTTTGTTCAAACTACATTTTACTTGAAGCTCCTGGTGGTGATATACCTCTTAGACCTTATAAGAAACAAATTCAATTAATACGAGCAATGGAAAGACATAAGTTCATGCTTGTCTTAAAGAGCCGCCAGATTGGGATATCTACAATTAATCAGGCATATGCTGTATGGTTAGTTGTTTTCTATTCAAATGCTGTAATCGGTATTATTTCAAAAAATGGTAAAGAGGCTACACACTTTGCCAGAACAATTCGAAGCATGATTGAGAAGTTGCCAGATTGGATGAAACCACGAAAAGGAACTCAGGGTAGAGGGTTTGCAAAGAAAACAGAACAATCATTTATTTTAACAAATGGTTCAAAAGTATATGCTGAACCAGTGAACCCAAACGCACCTGAAAAGACTCTTCGTGGTAAAGCTATAACATTATTAATAATTGATGAGGCAGCATTCGTTGATCATATAGATTCTGCTTGGACTTCAATGGTTCCTGCTCTGTCAACGAATCAGATGCAAGCCAAAAAAGCAAACGTTCCATATGGGACGATGATTCTTTCAACACCTAACAAGACTGTTGGTGTAGGTCAATGGTACTTCAAACGATATCAAAATGCTTTGACTGGCGATGATATCTTTAAACCTTTTATCATTCACTGGAAAATGATTCCAGAACTTGCAGAGGACGGTGATTGGTACAAAACACAATGTCGTCTATTTGACAATGATCCTAAAAGAATTGCGCAAGAGCTTGAATTAAAATTTCTACCAGCGGAAGGATCTTTCTTTGAATCGGAAACAGTTGAAAGAGTTCAAGCGGCTGTACAAAAACCAATTGAAAAAGCAAAACTATACAATGGAGAAATTTGGAAGTTTAGAGATCCAGTTCCAGGGCGTCATTATATAACTGGCGTAGATACAGCTCCAGAACACGGAGAAGACAAATCCGCTATAACAATATGGGATTATGAAACGATGGAGCAAGTTTGGGAATATAGAGGAAAGTGTAAAGTTCTTGAGTTTGTAAATGTTGTAAAAGTTGCAGTTGCACAGTATCCAGGAACCCTTGTAATTGAATCTAACTCTTACGGAAATCAAGTTGTAGAGCAAATGAACCACGGCGAATACTCTCACATGGTATATCAAGAAAAGAGGGGGCAGAGAACCTATTATCCTGGCCTATCAACGAACACAAAGACCAGACCGCTTATGATTGATGCTCTATATTCATATATTACTCAGTACCCCGAGATTGTGAAATCTGAAAGACTGGCTCTTGAAATTGCTGGTCTAGTTTCAAAACCAAATGGTAGAGTTGAAGCAGATGCAGGATGTACAGACGACTTGGTTTTATCTTCTGCATGTTGTATGTACGTCCGCAAGTATGACCCACCACTCATGGTAAGCATAGCTGAGCAACAAACAGTTATGAATGATTTAATCGATGTTATGAGTACAAATACAGGCGGACGAATGGAGATAGAAAATTCTTCAATTATTAAGCATGTAAAAGAGAGACTTGATGAAATGGGTGGGTTTGTAGATGTTATGAAATTTTATGATAGGGAGTAGATCATGGAAAAAGTTAATGAGTTGGTTGCTATTAAAAGAGGTGGAGGTAGAGTTGTTAAGATTGACAATATGACCTTCTATTCTTCTGATAGGTTAAACGATCTAGTTGAAGAATCATTTAAGAAATCTTCAATAACAAAACCAGTTGCATCAAAATTACGAGAACTAATTGACCGTGATTTAATTATCCCTGTATTCTCAACAAAGAATATGTTGCACTTTATTTATAGAAAAGTTTTTCAACCAACTGAATACGAGTACACTTCTGGTTTCTGGACTCCCAAAATAAGAAAAGTTTTTCTGTTAATTGATTCAAATGTTAATGTTTTGGGTTATGCGACCAACACGTTAATTGCGAAAGTTTTGATTCACGAACTAATGCATGTTTATGCACATATGAAACCTAATCAATATATAAATTTTTTTCAAGATGAATTGGTAGCATTCTATAAAACATATTGGGGATTAATATCAGGAAATAAAGAAATCCCAGATAGAAATATAATGAATATTCTACAATACATGAGAAAAAGTTATGATAATATCAAAGGCCCCAATACAACGATAGGTCGTATGGAAGCTAGCTATAAAAATATTATTGATAAAGAAATTACCCCCTTTGCGAAACGAGAGAGCGAAATATATGAAAAATTGATTAAGAATTTCTTTTTGGCACTAAGACTTTACTTTATAAGTCCGATGGCTTTCAGAAGAAACTACGATCACCCTGATATTCGTTCGGTTATTTCACCGCTATTAATTACATATAGAGATCAACTGAATATTGGAATACCAAAGTTATTATGTGTTCAAGAACTCATCTTTCCATCAGAAGTCATTGCTGTATTTGCTGCATCAGCCTATCCAAACAAAGTTTATTCAGCAATCAAGCAATTGTAAGGAGATATAATATAGATGGCTAAAAAGAAGGATACTCCTCCAAACACTCGCAGATTAGAGGAAAATGCGCGAGAAGCATCTGAGTTTCGTGCCTCAAGAATTAGCACACTCAATCAAACAATGGTAGATGTTGAGCAAGAGGCAAAGAAACGCACTCGTATGATTAATGATGAGCTAGATGTCATAACGCGCCAGCAACGCGAAGCTGTCAAGATGCTTGGAAAATCCGATAAGCAATTAACTGGTGAAACAGCAAAAGGGCTAAATGAAGTAATCGGGCATCTTGGTCAAGCAATGGGTAACTTTGCGACTGGAATTGGAAGAGTTACCACACAAACCTCAAGAGCAACAACTCAAGCTATCTCGCAGTATGGTAAGGCTATTGGCGAAGACATCAATATTAACAAACAAAATACAGTGGCAATGGCATTATCAACTGCTGCTCCTTTGTTTGGATACTTTGCATCAAAATTTATGGAGACCTCCGTCTTCAAAGATGCGTCTAGAAATATTCAACAGTCCGTTGCAGGTGCTTTCAGAAAAGGACTATCTTCTGTTACTGGAGCTTTTAGAAGAAAGGGTGGTGGAGGTGGTGGCTACACTGAAGAAGAATTAGAATTAGAACTTTCGAATCTTAGACGGCCTCCAAAAATGCAAGCTGGTGGATACGTAAAAAAGGGTGGTCTTATTGAAGCTCATGCTGCTGAAGTCGTTACACCAGTAGAGAAAATCTTTACACAATTTCAAAGTATGAACGCAGAACTAGTAAAGGCAATGAGAAGCCCACTCAATCGTGCTGCGAGAAGTCTGAAAGAGATTAAAGAACACTCTGCTGAAAGCATAGAGAATTCAAAGAAGGTCGTTTCAAATCTAGCAGAGCTTAGATCAGTTCTTATTGGAACAACCGATCAGATCAAAGTCTCTTGGCAAGCAATGTTAAATGAGAACCCATTCTTTAGAAAAGTTCTAAAGATGGCTGAGGTTCTTAATACCGTTGTCGTATCACCTATTAAATGGCTCTTCGGAATGCGGGGCGGGTATCGAGGAATGGCAACAAGAGCCACTGCGACAAGTAATGTATTTCTAAAGATTTCTAATATGCTTCAGTTGATCTTTGGTCAGCTTATGCCAAAAGTTGATCGTGTCATTGAAATTCTTAATCGCCAGTTAGAATATATGACAGGAGAACGCGTTCCTGAAATTAAAGGGCGTGGAACCTACACGATGTTTGGTAAGATTAAAGAATTCTTTACAACAAGATCAATTCAAACGGCTGGCGAAACTGTGTTTGATTCTGTCGTAGATGCTCTTCGACTTGATCGATCAGCACTTGAAGAAGCAGGAATTACATCAATTGGTGATTTTCTTATGCCTCACCGATGGGTGAAAAATATGGGCGTAACTCGCGAAAATATAGCCAGTAAATTAAAGGGAAAAGGTGAAGGAGGAATTGGAGCAAGACTTGCTTCTGTCGTAGAAAGAGAAAAATCGTTTAAAGAAGCAGCCAAAGAGCAGACAGAAGTTATAAAAGAATCCGTAGCCAGGGTTAATGAAAACATAAAAGAATCAAAAAAAGTATTAAAGGAGCAGCATGAAGAGAGAATAAGTGTTGCTCAAGAACATTACCAAGCAACTTTGAAACGTGCAAAAATGAGCGAAGAACAACAAGAAAAAATAAGTGAAATAATGGAAACTTGGAAAGATCAATCTCTAACTATAGGGAAGAAATCTGTTGATGCCTCAAAATTTGTAGGGAAGAAAGTTGGTGGGTTAGGAAAAACCTATGTCAAACAAACGACTAGATTAATCAGTGGAATTGCAAGACGGATTAAGAAACTTGTTCCTCGGCTGGGAAGTATGCTCTTAACAATGTTCAACATATTATCTTTTACACTTGGTAATATGTTGAGAGCCATTGGTAAGATTCTTATTCCTATTGCAAGCTTTTTAGGATCTGGAATTATGAGAATGCTAGCTGCTGGACCTATAGGGATATTGAAAGGGGCAGGGTTGATGGCAGGTGGAATGGCGGCTGGCGCAGCAGGACTTACAATGGGAACCATTGATGCATTTAGAGGTTTTGGCAGAGCAGAAGAATGGGGGGTTGGAAGAGGCGCAGCAATGGCCGGAGCATTCTTTGGAGGTGTCGGCGGGGGAACTCTTAAATCAGCAGCTTGGGGTGCTGCAAAGGGTGGTGCTCTTGGTGCAGCAATAGGATTAGTTGTTCCTGGTGTTGGACCAGCCATCGGCGGAGCTGTTGGTGCTATTGCTGGTGCCATTCTTGGATTTGTAGGTGGAAAGAATATTTCAAAAGCTTTTAGTGCAATTGGAAAGGAAATTACAAAAGTGGTTAAAGCTGTTTGGAAAGTTGTCACGTTTCCAATTAAACTTCTCTATCGTGTTGCAAAAGGTATCATAAAAGGATTCTATAGAATCTTCAAATTTCCTATCAGTTTAATTGCTAGATTTGTTAAATGGTGGGTTGGAAAGGTTTGGAGTGTTATTACTTGGCCACTTGTTAAAATTTTGTCTCTATTTGGTATTCAAACCGGACCAAGTGAGCTTGGCGATTGGATTGCAGAGAAAATTGCATGGCTATGGAAAGCGATCACAGCTCCTGTGCGAAATTTCTTTACAATGGTAAACAATATAATGGATGCTGCTGATAAAGGAACTCAGAATCTTGATGAAATGATAGCCGACGCTATGTACAATGTAGTTACGTGGCCTTTGAGAAAGCTTGGAGAACTTCTCACAAAATTAAAAGATTGGATAGTAGAAAAAATAAGCCCCATCGCAAGTTTCTTTGGTATTGACCTTGGGGTTGAAGAATCTCCAAGAGAGGGACCATCACCAAAAAGTGATGTCGGTAGAGCATTTCGAAATCAAAGAAATGTTGAAACAATGACGACAGCCGCAGAAATTGCTGCGGGTAAGAACGTAGGTAAGAAAATTGTTGATGCAATTAATGAATCATCAAAAACATCAACGGCAGCAGTTATTGCTAATAGCAGTAGAATAATTGCATCAACAAGTCAAGTAATCAATCAAAACAATAATAATGTAGGAGGAACATCTCCAGGAATGGGCAATACAATAGCGACAGAACAAATCCTGCTTTCTGGTATGATGTAAGGAGATAGATTGATGAAATTAGAGCCGTTTCAAGGTGTATTTGGTTTACCACCCTCAACACATGTAAGTGATGATATGATTGCAAACAGTATGCCTGTTATGGAAATTGTGCCCTGCACTCCATCGTTTGACAGAGGGTTGACACTATTTAGAATAAACCCAGCTTTTTCAAGATATGCATCAATTGTTTCTAAACATGGTTACGAAATTCAGTCTCCTCTTCGATTTGCCTTTATTGCTGATAACTTTCCAACAGATACTTTCACAAATGATTATGGTGAAACATTCTTACAAAAGATGACGGATGTAGCATCACAAGGTATGCAACAATTAGCGCAAATGTCAGGGGCCGACACCGGAACTGAAGCTCTTTCAAGAATTGGTAAAGAATTTGAGGGTATAGGCGGAGAGTTGGAGGGTGGATTGGGTAGTATAATCGGGGGTCTTGGTAAAGGAGCTACCGGGCTATCTACCTCATTACAAAAATTAAAGGGATCTCTTCAGCAGGGGGGAGACTTTTCGCGAATGATCGGTGGCGGAGCACAAGTTGTTGATAAAATGTTTGCTGGGCATAGAGTTGACTTTCCAAATATCTGGAGAAATAGTGGTTATCAACCACAATACACAGTAACCATTCGACTCTACAATCCAAACCCAGGAAGTTCTGCTGCAACTGAGAAATATATTATAGGACCCCTTGCAGTAATTCTAGCATTAGCAGCACCAAGAAGTGATAATGGTAAGACTTACAATTGGCCTTTCTTTCATAAGGTTCGAACAAATGGAATTTGGTGGCTTGACCCAGGTGTTATCACTAACATATCTGTTATTAAAGGTGGAGATCAACAGCAAATTGCATATAATCAGAAATTAGCAATAGTTGATGTTCGTATTGATTTTGCAAGTCTATATACAAGCATGATTCTTGAAGAGGGTGATACGAATATAGAACATCGACCAACAGTTCGAAGATATCTTAGAGAACTGAAAGATAACAAGCCCGTGTTTACAAGAAACGTTTTAAGAGCCAACGCTGCTGGTCGTGCTGGTGCGACCAGTGCAACATTTAGACCACAATCAGAAATTGCAACTACTCAAGGAAACACAAATGCAGCACTTGCAGCTAGACAACCAACCGCAACAGAGACAACTGCAACTGATAGGGTAGCTGTTGCGAACGTATTAATCTCAAACGACCTAGAAGTTAAAAACAGACAAAACGGAATCATAAGCCAAGGCTAACAAATCTGATTTCGCAATACGAGCGTTATATAATATGCGAGAAATTTCTGAATTAGAAATTTTGTTTGAGAAGTGAGTTTATCATATCGTGGTTTTTCCTCAGTTTTCTTCAAAACCCCATTAAGCAAAACTTCTACTTGTTGTTTAAAATAAATCTTAGCTGTGGTTCTCTTAATAGACATCAAGTTATCAACTCTTTTATAAAAATCTTCTCCACATATCTCAGAAACCTTAGTGACTTCACGAATAAACAATTGAAGAACAGTACGAATGTTATCTTGCAAACCGACATCAGTTAATCCCTGAATTATTGTCTGCGCTGTACCCACATTTATCTTTGATCTTTTACGTGCTTCGTCTCTCGCCTTATTATCAATAAATTTATAAACGGTAATCTTACGAGCAATTTCTGCAACAAGACGATTTGTCTTATCAGGTGTCTGAATTTCTGAAGGTTTCCCCTCTTCATCTGAAGGAAGCTCTTCTGCGCTTATAGATTTTCCCTGTGCAGAAGCCTTCATATATGTATTTACAAAGCTCTTTACGCTTTGAGATATTCGACTTCTAGTATCTTGAATAAAAAGAGAAACTTTATCTAGATCCCAATTCTTTAACCCCTGTTTCCAACGATTTGCCATAGCTTTAGCTATGAAATAAAGTGCGTTTGCAATCGTTTTCTCTCGGTGAAAAAGATGTGTTTTCGTAAGAACTTGGAATGTATAATTAAACACACCAACATCACAAAACTTCAGTTGCTTCTTTAGAAGATTTGCATAATGACGAATAACATACAAAACCATCATGGTAAGGTAACTTCTTACGTCATTTTTTCTTAGGAAATAATGAAGCAAGAATACGTACATCATTGCAACCTTATCATTATGTAAAGAAAATTTTGCTTCTTTTCTACCACTCCAAGTTCTCTTAGTAAATGCTTTCAAATCTTCCTCAGTTAGATTCGTATACTTTAGAAATTCATAGTACACTCCCTTCACACTTGGGTAGTAACAAGGCTCAGCCAATTTGCCAAGTTCTTGCGCAACCGTACGAGATATAATCTGTTTTAATTTTGTCTCATTTATTTTTGCTTTTTCTAATAATTCTTTCATATGATAGTCACCGAAATGTTGTCCTCCGTAAAATATACAAACTCTGGACCATATAATAAGAGTTGATCTTCTGTAAGTTCTTCAAGTTGGAAATTGAAAAAGATACCAGTCTCGGGTTTAATTAAACGACAATGATCAACACCGTCAACTTCCTGGACAACGTCAATTATCTCTGATCGGTATATTGTAGCATTTGCTCCAAACCTTGATTTGAACGTTTCATACACCGCAGAACGCACAGCTTGGGCCAATGCACTAAAAGTTCCAGCATAAGAAGATGATCTAAAAACTTCAATTTGTACATCTAACGGTATATTATATTCTGGAATTGGTATCCACCCACCAACTTCTGCAAATATATACTTTGCTGCTTGGTTCGTTACATATATAATATCGTCTCCATTTGGTTGAGAATATGTAAAAGTAACATTAGTAGAATCTGTGCAAGTTATGATTGCATTTTTATTTTCACCAGATGAAAGAATATATCTATCACCTACATTGCAGGAAAGAGGTTCTGATGTAAGTATATCAATTACATTACTCTTAGTAGTTTCATTTAAACCCATATTGGTTAGCTTGCCAAAAGCATTTGTAAACTTCACATTAGCAAAGTCCGTTAGCATCTTTCTACTTGCAAGATCAATTGATGAAACAACCTTTTGTAGAACATCAGATTCAAAATCTGTTTTTGATACGCCATCATAATAATCTTGTTCAATAACTGGAATATCATAGATAATTATATTAGAACCATCTGGTGCTGTAGCGGTATTAGAAATCATGAAGTTATCAAGACTGCTTCTCAGTGTTACATCAACTTGGTAGTCAGCAACAATATTTGCACTTGGATCAAAAATTCTAAAAATTAGATCTTGTGAATCAGAAGGAAAATTAGTATAAGGATTAAATGTATATGTAAAAACACTAGCTGTTGCATCGTTCGTCATATTTTTTACGGATCCGGTAATGGTATTTCGAAGTTCGCATGTAGCTAGTGATGCATTTGATTCTTCTGATTGATACTGCAATTCAAAAATAGCAGAATTACCAACCTTTTGAATACTAAGTTGCGTAGCAATAATATCAAATGTTGAAGTATAACTTGTCTGTAAAGTAGGCGTTAGTTCTAATTCAAGAAAGGTATAATCATATTCAGCCGCAGAATTAAGCAAATCAATTGTCAGATCAAAAAGTGTATAATAATCTACTCCTCGGTGTGTTATGGTTGTTCCTCTCGGGATAAATGTAACCGACGGATCAATTGTATAGGTAACATTGCGAGTCGGCACTAAATTATCAACTGTTTCTGTTTCAGAACCAAAGAGTAGATTTGTGAAAATCTGAATTTCATTAATCTTAATATCAGATCGCTTAAGCACAGGTAGAGCATTAGCTGCAAATGGCGAATCTGGTATAATTGTGCTTATATTCTGATAATCACTCTCTGAAACTAATCTATTTAGCGCTGTCAGAGATGCAATTGAATTTGCCCTAATTTCTTCAATAGATTCTTCGTCTTCTCCATTTGTAGCGGGAGAAGTATTCGTGACGGTATAATCTACAACTTGAACTGTCCCAGCTAGAGTGGTTGTGTATATTCTATCACCAGTTCTAATTGTTCCTGCAATTACATTTCCACCAGCTCCCTGAGTGATACCAGTTGTTACAAGTACCGTTGACCCAGGTTCCGGTTGAACTCCGATTAGATTATTACCAAAGAACAAACGAATTCCGCTTGACGTTCTTCTTGCTACATAACCCTCATCAGTATTTGACATTAAATAAAGACTGTTAAATTCTGTCCATGTCGTAAATCCAGCCGACCCAGGTTCTTGTATCTGAACTGTTAAAGTAGAAATCTGACCGTCAAATGGAACATCAAGAGTTACAAATTGAAAATCTTGAACGTCATCATCAATCTGAAATTCCTGCTCTAAATTACTTATCTGTCGAACAGGTAAAACAAAATAAAGGTTTCCGCCACTTATTGTAATCGGCAATGTATATCTTTTGTTTCCTTCTACCAACGTGGCAGTAGCAGATGTATTATTTGTAACCTCAACTGTTACTGTATAATAGGTAGTAAACTCAATTCCATCTTCAGTCTTTAATGTAAAGTCTTCAGGAATAGTGAACGTTACATTTGGATCTGTAAAAGTCAAAGGAAATGCCATCAAAACATTAGCTGTTGAAAATTGTGCATCTTGAGGGTTATAACCTAGAAAAGCAGAAAGATTAAGAACAGATTCTTCAAGTTGTGCTGTAGTCATGAAGAATTCACGATAAGTTGAAACTTGATAGAATAAAAGGTTTCCTGTCAGTGTAGAAACAATATCTATAATGAATGACAGAAAAGAAGATTTCGTAAGATCCACGTTTTCAAGTTCTAAGTACTCTTTGATCAAATCGCTGATCTGTCTACGAATTGAATCTCTTGATAAATATATCTGGTCTGATAATGCCATTATGCTTTCCTTTTATACAAAATAGAATCCAGAATTATCGTCAAAAATTGCAGATAATGAATCTTTTAATTCTGAATGTTTGACAAGAATTCGGTTAATACATTGTGCATCTTCTAATAGATGGATCTTCTTATCATATTCTGTAAATGACAGAATCCGAGAAACAGACTGATCGAGTTCGTCTGTTGTTCGGCTTTGAAAATTTTTAACGTTCAACTTCCAGAATCTTCTATCAGTGTTTGGAAATATCTCAACCCCCTCAACTCTGAATACTGGATATATATCATTTGTTGGTCGAAGAAACTCTTGTTCTAATTTTATCATATCTCCTGGATAAGGTGTAAAGCCGTATGTACTTGGTATCGTAAATGAACTCACGTTATCTTTTATATAACCTATATCTTGACCATCAAATGCCGTTGAAATTTCATCTGAATAATAAACTGGTAATAGGAGAATCTTCTCCCATTTAATCCCAGAGAGATCGCCAATATCGTGATATGGGCCACCAAAAACCTTTTCATCTTCCCATATTGTTTCTTCCTTATCAATATGGTAATATGTCGTGAGAAAGGCGACAACATGATTTGAGTATACTTCATAGAGCATCTTTTGATACTCGTGAATATAGAAGTACAACCTTTCATATTTTTGTAAATACATTATCTACCTGCCTTCATTCTGCGAAGTTTTGAAAGTCTCTTATCTAAAATTTCTTCGTATTTATGCTTGGACTCAACAGCCCTTTGTCTCCAGTCTTCTAACATATTTAAAACTTTCTTTTTACATTTAAGAGGTTTTTTTGATTTATTACATTTTGTCACCTGACTTTGCAAGAATTTTACAGCATATTGTCTTCCTTCATATCTACATTTTCTGTAGCAGAAATCTCTATCTTTATCTCTAATACAACTTTTCATACAGGCAAAGTCATGTTTTTTAATTATATAATTAACCACATCATTAAAGAAAGGAATAGGTAATAGCCACAAACCAAGATATAAAACAATGCGAACTTTCTTTTCCATTTCTGGATTTACCTTTGGTTGATCTACATCTTGCTCAAATATTTTTTGTGAGATTTTAGTAGCTGATTCTTCAGGGATTCTCTTTATAGCGGAAAATAATGCAAGATGTTCGGGGAACGATAAATTTTTTCTAATAACCGAACTTTCAGAAATTAAATGCATCAATAAAAGATGATCTAAAGATAGACTTTCATAAGGAACTGCTGAAGTTGGTTTTCTCAACTCCTTTGATGCTTTCTTCGATAACTCTTTTGCCTTGGCCTGTCTTGCAACATCTTCAATAGCAGCCTTTGCTTTTTCAAGTCGCGATTTCTGTTGTTGTAGTTTCTTCTCCCATTTGACTAAATGTTTTCTTAATTTCTTTTTACATTTATCTTCGCGTTTATCTTCAAATTGATTACATTTACCAAATTCAGATCTAAGCCGTCTAACTATTCCCTGTGTTGCCTTATACTGGCATTCATACTTACATACATTTCTTTCTTTTCCTCTTCCAAATCTGTTAAAGCATTGGCGATAGCAAGGATCATTTAACTTTCTCCATGAATATAAAACTAGAGGGCCAAGTAGTGGAGCAGCAGGACCAGCCGCACCAGCCGCAATTATTGAAAAAGAATACTTTAGAAATTTTCTAAAAGCTCCTTCAAATTCACGAATTCCTTCTTGCATAATTTCAAAAACTTCATCTTCTGGTAAACTTCTAATTTCTTTACACAGCGCAATGTGCTCTTTAAATGTAGTTCTTTCTTTAATATACTCGCTATGAATTGCAAAGCGAATTAATTGTTTTCTTCCAATATCAGCAAAAAATTGTCTTTTAATTTTATCCATTCTTAACCTCATGTGGCCTCAAGAAATGATCCGAACGTATCTTGATCAAAATCAATAGATAGTTCTCCTGTAACTCCTCTATATGAGACTTCTACGTTAACATTAAAACCTTTGAAATTACTAAAGTATGTGACCTCAAGATTTGTTATAGACGCACGATCATCATATCTCAAAAGTGTATCTTCAACTTCATTTTCAATTAGAGAAATAGTCTCTTCATCGGCTGGTTCAAAGACAAGACGGTATAGCTCGCTACCATACTCTGGATCAAAGATATATGTTCTTCTTGGAGTTTGAAGAATATTGTTCCAAGAATTTAAGATTACAGCCAATTCTGTAATACGTTTAAAATCGCCACTTGCCACGATCTTGCTTTGATAATCAGCTATCCTACCACCTGCTCCGCGAACCGCCGTATTAAATCGATCAAGTAGGTTAGCCATTTATAGTCCTCACCATCGTTTTTGTTTAAGCTCAATTTTGTGCTGTTCTTCTTCAATTTGTTTTCTTTTCTCTTCCTCGAATTCAGATTTCCATTTTAAATATTTCTGAAGCTTATTAACTGGCATTGCCATAATGTCAGTCCAAGATTGCTTGCTAAGTTCCATACATGCAAAAACATCTTCGTTAAGAGATTTAACATATTTCTCGACATCACTGTGCCGAGTACAATGAACGAAAAAAGCTTTCGACCAATTCAATGTCATAAACGTCACCATGACCACAAGACGAACACACACTCTTCATCTTAAGATCAATTCCATACTGACCAAATTCTTTTTCATAAGTAGAAAATATTGCTCTTTTATCTCTAGCTGGTAGAGTTAAAAAAGCATCAAGTATATCTTCTCTAGTTTTATATTTTAATGTTTCTTTACTATCCACAATATCTTGTTCAAAGCGATC